ATGAGTGAACAAAAAAATATAGTAACTATTGAGCTGGATTTAGATCAATATATCAAATCTGAACATAAGCAAGCAGCTTTAGAAAAAGCTGTTTTGTCGGAAATAAGAAGCCTTAATTTTGTGAGAGGTATTGTTTCTTCTACTGTCTTGAACACGGTTAAAGATAAAAATTTAACAGATTTACAAGAAAAAATTTGCAAAGAAATTGAGAGAAAATACAGTACGCCAGAGCAAATAGAGGCAATGGTTAAAAGCAATTATCACAACATTTCCTCTATGGTGCGTGATATAGCCAAAGAGAACTCCCAAATTATTGAGAAAGCAGTTATGAAAGCCATGCTTGCCGATGGTTTCCAAAAACGTATTGCGGATCAAGTAGAGAATATGATTTCAGAAAATATTAAATCTCACATGATGCACGGAAAACAAGATTGTTTTGATGAAGAAATATATTAACCAAAGGAATTAGATTGATGCCAAGTAAATACAATGAAGTTATAGAGGCTTTAGAACGTGGCAAAGATGGAAATTTGTCTTATACCGTCGCTGATAAAGCCCTCACCCACCTACAGGAACTTAAAGAGGCTACACCTGAATTTTTATTAGAATCTTTGAAAAAAGAACACGCTTATTCGCCAAATATAAAAATTTTAGATAAACCAATAACAACTAGAGATATTGTCATTAATGGAGCAAAAGCTTTAATGGATTTTACAGGAGAACAGGAATGAGATTTTACTGGAATCACGAAATTAACATTCTAATTAAAAACAGTGACGCAACCAGAACTTTTTCTATGTACGGAATTTATTGGTTTGGAGAAATATTTACAGGGATTTTAATTAGAGGACACATACATGACTAAAAAACTAGAACAAGAACTAGAAGAAATTAAAACCAAAGTAAATGCTTTGGAAGAAAAGCTAAAGGACAAGCAAAAGGGTTGGTTAAAGACTGACACTATGTACTGGGCTGTTGCAAATGGTGTTGTGTATGGGTACAACTTCCGTAATAGCACTTGGGACAAATACCGCCTACAAACCCGCAACATCTTCCGCACAAAAGAAAACGCTGAACTATGGTTAAAGATACATAACCGAGTGCATGAGCTTATTGGGGATAACGAAAAGCAATTTAACCAAGGTCGCAAATACTATCTTATTTGGAATTTTGAATTAAAAGTTCCCCGAACATTCTGGGATATACAAGCCCAAGTACAGGGCACAACCTACATGCCCAAGGAAGTAGCAGAACAACTCATAGAAGAATTCGGCAATGACTTAAAGATATGGATATGCGGGGAGGAGCTATGAGCAAAAAGAGAATAGCTATAATTATTTTTTCTCCAGTTTTAATACCAATACTTTTGTTATTAAGCCCATTAATACTGCTGTTTTTTATGGGTGATGCACTAGCAGATTTAATTTTAGGAGATCACGAATGAAAACTGACATCGAACAACTCAAGGAACTTGTAGATTTTGAGCATGAGTTGCTCGGACATTCCGAGGAAGTGAACTTATCACATTTAGGCGGTAAATTTATAGACACCCGCCCTGCCCTAGAGAGTGTTATCAAGCGCTATGAGGAGATGGAGAAGGCTTTGCATATTATAGCCACGGACTTCATTCATGGTGAAGAGAACAGAGGTATATCAGCTAAAGGGATTTATGAGTTGGCAACGCAAGCCCTTGAGCAAAGCGATGAAGAGAGAGGAAAAAGTGATGAACAAAGAAAAGATACTGGCACGGATTGATGGGGCTTTGCAAACATCAAAACATGTTATTGATATGTCTGAAGATACACACTTTGATTCTCAATATATTGAGAATTGCCCCATTGAAAAACATGAATGGAAAACAAACCAAGGAGGAGTTGGAATGACCCAGAGCAATAGAGACAAGGCGGTTTGTATATTACAAAACCGCTTAAAAGACGCAAAAAAACAAGAAAAATTTCATATTGACATTACGCAAGAAGAGATTGAGTTAGTGTTAAAAACCCTCCAATCCGAGCGCGGGGGTGAACCAACGCAGGACGATGCGGCGGCGGCTTTGGAAGAACTTCGCAAAGATAGCGATCGCGCTTATTGTCGCGCCCTAGATTTAGCAGAAAAAAACTGCAAAGGCTCCCAATGGAAATTGGAAAACGGTAAGTTTGGAAATGATGATTTAAATTGGCACTGTAAGCATCATGAGTTAATAGGTTTTCATAGAGGAATTTATCATGCAATGTGTGTTTTGAAACCCACCCTAACAGACCGCGCAAAGCTGATTGAGGATATTAGGGGGATGAAAACGCATCCAAGATTAACACCTGACCATGAGGACGACCGATTAATCATGGAAGCTGAAAACGAAGCAATCGACAAAATCCTAAAGATGATGGGGGCGTGAATGACTCATAAATATTATGATTTTTATCGTGAGCGTTCTGTACCAACAAACAATGGATGGCAAAGAGAACGTGCTTTAGATAATGATAAAATCCGTATCATAGCAGAAGCAGAAGGCTATGCAATGGTTCGTAAAAAAGGATGTATGCCGTTTGTTATTTCAAGTAAAGATATAGTTAGAAAGAAACCCCATGACACAGAATAAAATACAAAATATGTGGGGGATTAAGGTTCGCGGTAAACATGATATTTTCTGCGTTTGGGATAAAAGTGATAGAGCGCGTGACCACATAAAAAAGTTAAATGAAATGGGCGTGGTCGCAAAAGCTGTTCGTGTTAAATGCATAGAAGTCGATAGTTTTTAGGTAAATACATTGTTAAATCAAGCAATTCAAGAGGATTTTTAAATGAATAAAATAGAAGAACCTATCAATTATTAAGGAGTATATGTGATGGATAGAGAAACATTATCCAAAAAAATAGTTGAAGCATACAAAAAGGCAGATAAAGAAAGGGTTGAAAAAAATAAAGTTGAAATGACTCAAGAATTTATAGATTTTCTTGCGCCAATTAGAAAGCTAACTATATTTCAAAGATTAGAACTTGGGTTATTAGAGTTAGATCGCAGAGGTAATCTTAACATGAACTTAGAAAAGATGATTGAGTATTGTCGTGACACTAAACCCGAAAACTAAGGGCGCACCATAGTCGTGTAGTTGATTTTAAATCTCTGCTTGGCATATCTAAATACTGCCCGTGATAGTCTGGCTTTATCAAAATTCGGTTTAAGTCTAATCATATTTTATGTCCTAATAGCTTTCTGCATGTATCGATCACTTCCCCTTGAGCTGTAACATAAGTTTTGATTGCCTCACGAGATGCAACCGCGGGTTTATTTGGATGGTTGCATTGATTGCCCGGATCGCTAGTGAGGGTTGTGCATGTGCTCACTAATAAAGCCAAAGATGTCATCTTCGCATTTTTCAGCGCTTTCATTTAAAGCCTCCCTATATATGTTTCTGTATTCTATCCGTACATTTTCAATGCCCTTTTGAGCTTCTTCAAATTGGCTTGCTTGCTTAATTTTAAAGGCGTCCTTGCAGTCGCTGCGCCCCTTTAAGTAGGAGCCACCACTAATCAGCACCAATACCCCTAAAGCCCCTAAAATAAGCCAAGGGTTGAGTAATTTAATCATTAAATGTCGGATAGGAAGTTGTACCGTCAACACACGATGTGAACGCCCAAAGAACAGCTAGTACAATAAAACCAATAATGATTTTCTTCTTATGCTCGGCTACAAACTCTGTAATTTTATCAATATATTCCATTTTCTTCTCCTTGGTTTTCATTAATCCATTTATCTGATGTCTTACTGACTCCACAATCGCCACAAATATATCTTTTCTTCTTTTTACCTCTGGTGGTTTTACCCCTTCCATATTCCCAATTCTTAAACTTCAAGTTAGGGCTTTGGCATTTAAGGCAAACTGACACTTCTTCGCCTGCGCTGTCTCGAATGTTTGAGATATAACTTAAATCAGGGTGTAGATGATCCCACGGGGCAAGCTTGTCATAGATTTGTTCAGTTACTATGACGTCTTTTTTATTGTACTCACGCATATAAGCTAATTCTTGCTGGCAACCCTCTTTGCATTTATTCCAATCGGGGCTTTCATCTTTAGCCTCTATACCAAGAAAATTAGCCAGATAAGACAGTTTATTCGAAGTAAATCCAAACATACGCCTAGCAACGGTCAAAGTGTCGTAATTCATACGGGGCGGGAAAAATACAGGATCTAATCCATATTTTATTGCTCTCACATTAAACTTTTTATAATCAAACCTCTTGGAATTATGACCGACGATCATATCGGCTTGAGATAGCTTTTCGTGAAGCCAATGTGTTACATATTCATCATTAAATGGATTCTTAGGCGAAACTGAAATGCATTGGGATGCTTCTCCGTGCCACTTAACAGACGCCCCCAATAGCGTCCAATCCCTTGTAATATTATCGGGATTGTCATACTTGATATAATTCTTGAGCCCGTATTGTGTTTTTGTTATCTCTAAATCAGTGCTTTCAATATCCCATGTCAGTATTCTCGGTTTTCTGCCTAAAATCTTCAATCCGAGATTATTTGTCATGATCTATAAGCCCATTTTCCAGGAGGCACTCTATAATGTCCTCCTTGGCTATTTGCGCCATATCCTTAGGGTCTTGAAATGGGCAATAAAAGGAAACTATGGAATCGCTGTCAGCCCAAGCGACCAATGCGAACCCTTCAATGTCAGAATCCATTATTTCGTTGTAACTATCTTTAAGGCATTGTTCCGGTTCGCTCAGATTTCGGGAAATTACTTCATATTTCATTTTTACCTTCCCTATTCTGCAACCGCTCATCCATACCACCACGATTTAACATCAAAGCACGGACAATCTTTATTGCCCAAATCTCTATGGCCTACAATTTCTGCTTTAGGAAATCTGCCTTTTAAGATTTTTAGTTCTTCCTCAAGCGTTTTCATCTGCCTGCGTGTAAAATTAAAATCCGGAGTTTTCCCATCTTCCTTTACGCCACCTACCAAACATATTCCTACAGCTTGTGCATTGTACCCTTTAACATGCGCCCCTATATCGTCAAAATAATCAGCATTATTGTTAGTATCTCTTCCACCTTCGGCAATACCATTTCTTTTAATTACTTTGGCATATCCAATATCATTAAATCCTCTTTCTAAATGCCATTTACGAATTGTAGGCGCTCCAATATCCATAGATGGAGGCGTCGCGGAGCAATGCACCACGATATACTTTACTTTTTTCAATGTCATTTTGTGTACTTATCTATGATGTTTTCCATGGCGCGTTTAAACAACTCACCGAAATTAATTTTACTATTTACAATAGACACAATCAGGTTCCCACTTATGAGTGAAAACATACTCGCAATCACACATGAGAGGGCGGGCTTTAAACCCATTTCAAGTGCTAAAAAGCCCGCTAAAGCCCCCACAGGGATAGCGATCAAAAAATCAAGCATGACTATTTTGAATGTTCTGTTCTCACCGTCGGAGGAAATGGCCTTAATTGCGCTAAAAGTTATTACCGTTGCAACAACCGCCGCATAAGCCGCTAATAGTGCTTCGTTAATTGGCTCTTTCATGGCTCGCCTCTTTTACTCTTTCGTACAAAATAAAGTGGCTTAAGGCTAAACCCATACCTAGTGTCAGATGTGTCATTACCCATAAAGGCTCTAATACGCCTGTGGACTCTCCCTCCCAAACCATGATGTAAGGAATCTTAACTAATATGGCTAGAAAGTTACCCGCAGTAAGAATAATAGTGGCCACTCTCTTTCGCTCAATTCTGGATTTAAAAAATTCTTGAACTTTTGAGTTTTTAAAAATGGAGTCGCCTTCCTTAAGCGTCTTCACGCCATAGAACAAAGCTATGATGTGAAGAAATAGGCTAATCGAATATAAAACTTGATATATCATAGAGCACCCTGAATGGCGTTTATAAGAATATCATATCCCGCTTGGTTTAAATGTTGTCCATCACCATTGTGATATTGAGGTAATAAAGATCCCTGTGGGGCTACTATTGGATTGATGTCAATAATAGTTACAGCGGGGTTATTGCCAAACTCATTATCTATTTCTGCATTAGTTAAGTTAATCTCATTCTCACTTGGAACGCTATGTATTGAACTATCGACCTTTACCAGTTTAATAATAATTACCTTACCTGTTAGCCAGCTATTCATTCTATCAAATATGTAAGCCATTGTAGATGCTGTGTTGGCCTCTGAACCGTTACGGCTATCTGATAAATCATTCACAGCCGTAAGAATTACTACCCCCCCACATCTATGAATGTAGTTAGGATTTCCGTTAGCGTCATTTTCATCCATGCGATTATATAACTGCCTTGCGCTTTCTCCCGCTATCCCTAGATTGATATGATCTCCTAATGGGCTAAAATCACCATACTCAATCATGGAATCGCCAATAAGCATTAAGCGTCCATCAGGCGCGTTTGCCATTGTGGTGCGATATGTTGACCTCTTGGAAAGCCAAGCAGATTCAGTGGCTTCATCACTAAACATATTCACGCCACCCACATATGTTCCGTTCAAGCAATCATAAACAGTAGTAGGCGGTGGTGGATTGCTTGTTTGTAAGTCCGTGATTATCTCGTCACACAAAGTTTTAATTTGGTTGAGCTTGTGAATATTAGTCATTAAGCCCACGCCTTAACAACCAATCGCCAATTTGCAGGGGTTGTGGTAGAAGCCACCCCTGTATTTTTAGTTAGGAGAATAAAGGGCCCAGAAGACCCCCCATAACGCACATAAATATTTGTTGAATCTGAATAAAACACACAACCGTTACTGCCTGTGCCAAAGTAAGTAAGACCATCACCAATATCAACAATATCGCCGGGCGAATAACCCAGGTCTGCCGTGATACAAACTAATTCTCCTTGAATAATTTTAGGGCGTGAGCCGAAGCCATGAGCTAGTGTTAGGGAACCCGCTACAGTAATGGTCTGTTGTGTACTTGTATATTCTGACGAGAAAGGAAGGCTAGATGTAGCAGTAGATATAGCGCTATCCGTCTCACTCTTGGTGTAATAATCTCCGCTATCAAATGAGGTAAACAGCCATTTTGATTTTTCACCATCATATTTAAAGACTGCTATAGTTTCATCATCTTCTAAAGAAACATCATTTCCAGATGGAATTTCTATGTTCCCCGTTCCATCTTTGATTACAATAGTTCTTGCAGTATTGGCGGCTCTTATTCTTAAAATGTCTCCATCTACACCGCCCGATATAGTTTCGAGATCATCACTTGATGCGTCGCTTTCAGTATCTACTGTATGAAAGACACCCGTGGGTGTAATAGCACCAGAAGAGATAGTAAGCTCACCATCATCTGCAAATTGTACTTTACCTTGGAATTTTACATTTCCTGTAAATATTTGTTGTTCTTGCCATGTGTTTTCCGTCCTTAAAGTGGCAAAAAGATCAGCTCCTGGGTATAGCCGAACGTTTTTTGTCCCAGCACCCCAATTTACAGCTGCGTTAGTGTTAGTCGATTTTAATATTGTATCTCTTGATAACGTGTCAGGACTTCCACTAGTTACCGTACCTATTCCTACTTCCCAATCTGTCCCATCATCAATAACGTAAGGAACCTGTGCGCCATCACCTGCTCCTGTGATAAATGTTTGAAAACCTGAAGCAGCGCCCCCTAAATCAAAAGTAGAAGTTCCTGTAGTTGTGCTAGTTTCATATACGCGATCAGCTAATACTAATGCCATTATGGTATCTCCGTAATTCTGTATGATTTTTGAAATATGTTGTAAAATTTATTGACGATAGGCGTAGTTTCATCCATCAGCCCGTAAACATAGTTTTTTTGAAAATAATTTCCCTCTAAATCCCGAACATAAAGAACGTCACTTTTTGTTCCCCTTGTTCGGTCAATTTCATAGAGAGTTCCCATCATCTCCTCTTCACTTCCAAAATCGAAAGTAAATTCGCAACGACGTAAAATTGGGCGATTGGTGGGAACTGGCTCGTTAGATATGCTTCTAGTAATTTTAGAGTTATCTATAAAACCAATATTTGCTCCATAAGAGGCGTTGGTTTCTGGAATAAAAGCTTGAGATAAATATATGCGCCCTGCTTGAAAATAATCTCCACCGCCTACAATATCTAATTGCCAATAACGATATTCTTGGCTTTCAAAGTAATTTGCGAAAAGATTCTTATTATAGCCTTCATCATCCCCAGTTATTAAATTTAACGAACCGCTTGAATAATCAGAAACACCAGATGTAGAGCCCGCCTTTACTGTGACAGTTCCGCTAGAGTTGTGTCCTATTATTGCTACAAAATTAATATTTCTGGCCTGCCCTAAATCAATATTAATTTGGCAAGATGAATCTGTTCTATATATTCTACTTAAAGAGCGCTTTTGCAAATTAGATAAATCATTATCACCATAGGCTTGCGACCCTGTAATAGTTCCTTCATCTGAAAAAACTGGTGAAGCTAATAAAAAATTCATCCCCAAACCTCAAGTGTTGTTTGATTATTTTCGGCGCTTTCAGAGATTGAAGTGATAATAAAATCTTTGCCGTTATCTAAAGAAAACCGTGGTATTTTTAAAGTTACAGAACTTCCAACAAACGCTTGAAAAAGCAAACCATTAATTTTTAGTCTATAACGCTCTCTTTTTTCGCCGTATATTCTTTTAGCCCTACTTAGCAAATCCAATGAGTCTGACTCGTTTATGATAGATGTTTTAAACTCTCTCTCTATAGTGCTGGATGTCTTTGCGCGTGATGAAGGGTTTAATGATACTGATTTTCTATACTCTTGCGAAACAAAAGTTTCATATGCTGTCGTAGCGGCACCAGCTAGGTTATCTGCTGTTTGTTTTGTCCATGATCTCGCATATCCAACCGTTAACCTATAAGACGGCGGCGTTTTCTCTTGCATAGATATTTCAATTATATCCCTGTCATTAATAATCAAATCGCCATTTGAGGGAGAGTCTATGACTCCCAATGTAAGAAGACCTTGCCTCGTAAATGTCCAATATCCTTGCAAAGGAATAATTATTTGATCTAATACATTTCTTCCCGTTGTTGTTTCAGGAATATAAATTCCAATATCGTAGTTGACTGTTTCATCAAATACGTTAAAAGCACCCCCGTCTATTGTTCCTTGTGAAAAACTTTTAGATCCTAATTTGGTAGTTACAATTCTCTGAACTATTTCTGCAGGCTTACTAACGTAACCCCCGCTATTATCTCCTTTAGCATTAATTGTAATTGTGCCGTCTGGAGAGGAACCAAGTTTTATGTACCCACCTGATAGCTGTGTTTTAAATTCACCCGAACTAACGCTTGTTGCCGTTATATCCGCCACATCTCCCGCATTTGTAAGTTCTACCCCTCTATCATATACATTATCTACAGACGAAATTGACCCATCATGGATTTGATAAATTAAATTTGCAGGATCAACTAAAACTGGCGTTACATTTTTACATTCACCATATATTAGGGGTTTAGGGTTTCCTTCAATATCAGAATTTCCATCTAGTCCTCCCTCTCCTCCATATAAGTTTTGTAGAAACTCTGTTTCAAGAATTTGTGACTTATTTTGAATATTTATTATTATTTGATCTTCGCTCCACTCAGCTCCCGAACAAACACCATCAAAAATTAGTGCAAATTGACTTCTTTGAAAGTCTTCAGACCCTGCATAAACTTTTATTTCACGACCGTTCCAATAATAATTAATCAAACTATCAAGTTCGGCATCACCGTTTAGTAATCGAACAGCCCCAAAAGATGGTATTCCTCCTCTGAACTCATCACCATTTAAAATAGACACCTCATATTGATAAGGATTGTCCGTAAGCGGTAAATACACTCGATTAGATGGGCTTTCGTTAGGTTCTGTTGTATATCCTGTATTAGAAATATAAACGGTGTTTAGGCCACCAAAGCTTGTAAAATCAAACTCCCCTATAGAGCCCGCCGATATAGGGGGGATGCCACTTAAACTGTTTTGTACAGTTTCATCATAAGGAAGCATTTCAACTAGATAGGTAAGATTGACCTCTGGATCCTGTAGCAGTTCTCTAAATAAATTCGGTGTAGATAAATCTTCTACAAATTCCGATATAGCTAGTTCTGATATAGAGATCATAATACAGCCACTAAATTACCTTGGCGTTGTAATTCTTGGCGCATTTTTCTGTTTTCTTCTAAAAGCTCTTCGATTAAAGCATTTGTCTGTTCTGCCAAACTCGCCTGTCTAGCGCCTGATACAGTAATTTGCCTTACAACATCATCAGTGACCTGGCCACCAACTCCTAAGCTTTCATCAATACCAGCAATAGACTGCCTTACATAAGCCTCTAGCGCTCCAAAACCACTTCCGCTTGCGAACGTATCGCGCCCTAAAGACAAGAGTGTTGAAGCTTGATTTGTTATATTGCCTAAGTTGCTTAAATCACCAGAATTTATAGCCGCTAAGTTTTCATCAAAAGCACTTCTCGCTAAAGACAGCTTTTCTATTGGGTTTGATGAAGAAACATTAGATAAAATCTGGCTATCTAAAAAGTTTTGCAATCCACCAAATATAGGAGATAAAAGAGCTTCTTTTTGTTTTTCTAGCTCAATATTGACATTTTCTAGAGGCAAACCTAATTCAATAGCTCTGTCTCTAAGCAAATCGAATTGATCGTTTAGTTCTTGTAGTGATTTAATTAATTGATTTTTATCAGTATCTTCACCAAATGCTATCTTTGCTAAATTTACATCGGATATAATTTGTTCCGCAGAAGATCCGCCCAAAGATGATTGTTTTAAAACATCTAAAACACCTTCAGAAAGACCACTAATGCTTGAATTTCCTATAATATTAGATATCGCAAAATCAACTGCGTCTTGTGCATTGGTAAAAGCTGTTCCTTGGGATTCCGCTCTGCCGAATGAAGATGCTCCGATACCTACTCTGATGCGCCCCCTATCTCTTTTTTGAGATGTTGAAAGACGAATAGTCGGTATTTGCTCGATACTACCGCCTATAGAATCCAAGATTGAATTAACTTGGTCAGAAATGGTTGATTGTAAATTACGGAATAATTCTTGTGCTTTGCTTGAAGATTCATCCTGATTAAAGGTAGAAGGTGTCAATCTCCCATTATCTAATCCCACATACGCGCTGATAGCCCCAGAAGGGGTAGAACCACCAAATAATCCACCTACTGCACCACCCAAGAAACCGCCAACAATATTGCCTATACCAGGTAATATCATCCCGCCAATAATAGAACCAGCTGTGCTTAATCCTCCATCAATAAGAGCATTTCCTGAACCTAAGCCCAATAAGTTAGCCCCTAGTCCACCAATAGCACCCAAGCCTAGATTGCCAAATGAACCGCCTACTATCCCCCCTAATTTAGTCGGCCCTACAAAGTTAAATGATTGACCAGAAAGAACATTTCCAATGCCGTTACCGATACCCGCTAAAGAATTACTAAAACCACCATTAAGTAAGTTCTTACCAGCACTTAAAATAGAACCCAGTCCGCCTATTCCACCACCAGATGATGAAGAGCCACCACCAACCAAGCTACCTAATGACAAGCCTCCTGCAGCACCTGAAACGCCAGCTACAATATTCATAACTATTGGACGTGCAGCTTGCGTGGCTATATTTCTTAAAAAACCACTAAAACTGCCTTTTAGGTCAGTTATCCAGTTTTCAAAATCACCAAATATTCCATCGAAAGCCTCACCAAATGATTCTTTAACTGACTTTGAAACATCCTTAAAAACCTCTGGTGTTTCTTTACCAATCTTATCGTTAATTTCAGATATTTTTGTTTCGGTTGTATCTAAATCTGAATTAAGAGAAGTTATTCCGCCAGAACTTCCCGTCACTATCCCAGTGCTAAACTCGTCAGCTAAAATACTCTCAAAAAAACCATCCAAGGGAGAGTTGTTAAACCCTTCTCTAAAAGCTTCGCTGACAGATTGATTATTTCTTCTTAACGCGCCTATAGATGGAGTATATGTATCAATGCCTAGTTTTCTTACAAGCTTGTTATCAGTAAACTTAAAAAGCAGTATTTCAGCTTCTGCGATTGCCTTTTTGGCTATGTTCGTTACGCCACTAAAAACACCCGCTATAGTAGCTGCAACAGAAGAGAAACCTATTTTAATTGCTCTTACAAGATTATTAAAAAAATCTGCCGCATTAATACCAAAAAACTCTATGCCCTTTAGTGTATTTGTGATTTCTTCTCTAAACACTATCAAGGTGCTTATAGAAGCTGTAATAGCAACAGCTATCGCCCCAATAGGATTAGCCGCCATTGCGGCAGTCAGTAAATTAAAGGCTGTTGCAGTAAAGCCTAAAGCGGCTGGCAACGTAACAGCAAATGACTTCACCAACAAAGGAAGTGTTGTTATCGCTAAAACAGTCGCAACTTTTAAAACTTTATCAATATTGTTGGCTAAACCATCTAGAGCTTTTGCTAAGGCTCCAGATAACACTTTTAGACCATCGCTTTCACTACCCAGTCTAATAATTTCATTTCTTATCTTTTGGACAGAACGCCCTATAGTCGGTGGTATCTCATAAGATTTAATGGCTTGTTCAGATGCCAAAACTGCTTGTAAAAAGCTTTCAGTTGTTAGCTTACCTTCTTGTGCAAATTTCTTAAGATCGGTAGCCGCTCTACCGCCCAACTCTTCTGCAATAATCTTTGCTAAAAGTGGTGTTCCTTCTACAAGTGAATTAAGTTCTTGAGAGGCATTCGCAAAATTACCAGCCAGCCCTTGCGTTAATTGAGTTAAAACAGAACTAGCAACCTGTGCATTAGCCCCTGAAGCAGCAAAACCCCTTGATAAAAGCTCCGTAACTTTTGTTAAGTCTGTAACATTCCTAATACTATCTGGAAGTGAAGTGTTTAACCTGACAAAGTTATCAACCACATCCTCGAAAGAGTCTCCTGTTCTCTGGGCTATTCTGAATAATTCATCAAATCTTTTATTAAATTCATCAACCCCGCCTGTGACGTTTTTAAGACGTGTTTCAATATTAGTAATTGTGTCTGATAATCTTGAAAAGTGACCCAGCCCTAAGGTTGCAAATAAGGCAGTGAAAGACGCTCTTAATAGATTTACAGAGGAAAGCATCCCCTTAAAACCTCTATTAGTCTTAACTACCTGTTTTTCTGCTTCTCTTAGTGTTTCTTTATATTGATCAGTTTGCGCTTTTAAACGTTTAAATCTTTCAGTGTTTGTTTGCCCCGCTAGAGCCAAGTCTTTTAACCTAGCTTCAGCTAATTGCACCCTTCTGCTTGTCTTTTCAAAAGCCGTATCTAAAGTAGATATAGATTTAAAAGTTTTATCGCTACTTCTAGCTATCTCATCCAGATCACGCTTGATAGTTTGAGCGCCGTTACCCTTCTGTCGTATATCAATGATAATACTGGAATCAGCGACCATTCTTGTTCTCTTTTTTCTTAGCGTGAATACTCGCTACATCTTCCATTTCTCGGATATAACGAATTAATATATCAATGTTGTCGGGTTCTCTTAGACCGTGAAAATCAGCCCAATTCACAATAGAACTCCAAGGAATAACGCCTACTGCCATTCCTATTTGTCTTTCTGTCTGTAATTCTGAATAAGCTTTTAAATAAAAATCTAACCCAGCTTTTAAGACTGGTCTTTTTTCTAATGCTTTAGGAGTAACGCCCTGACGCTCTACTGTTTCGAGTAGGTCTAATTTATCACCATACTCTAAGTACCACGCTAGGACTTCTCGGAGTTTTTTACCTCCTCCTCCTCTTGCGCTTCTTTAAAATGCCCCTGCTTGAGTGACTCTTGAACAATGACATCAAATAAAACGGGAAGATCGGTCAAAACCTTCACCACATTTGTTTCATTAAATGCTAGTTTCTTACCTTCTTCATCAGTAACATTTTCCCAGCCAACAATCACATGGTCAAAATATATCTTAGCGATTGCTTTGGCTTTTTGTTCTGTAAGCTTTTCAATAGCTTCATCACTTAATTTTCCTGCGTCAGCCATCTGATCTCTTGATGCAAAAGATTTATTAACCTGTTGCATAGCATTTACAAAAGGTCTGTTGCTTGATCCGCCATGTTTAACAATTATTACAAAGTCAATTAGATCAATTCTTAAAGTTGACTCCATATCAATTTTTTTATTTTTAAAAGTATCGTAGGGTGATGCCATTATTGGGTCTCCTTATGTTGGTATAGTTGGTGGGAGAGCGAAGCCCCAACAAAACAACGCTCTCCCATAAGGTTAAGCTGGTGTTCTTGTAATTTCGATTGTGTGATCTTGCGAAGCATCACGCACAGCGCCAAAATCTAATGTGATTGGAACATCTGTGTCATTGCCCGCCGCTTCAATACTTGCAGAAGTAAACTTAATATTCGGAATACTTACATCATATTTAAGCGTAGAAGCACCACCAACTGAAAATGATAAATCTGTATAGGTATTAGCCAAGAATAAGTCATAAGCTTCGTTATTCTCAAAATACATTGTAATAGAGCCAGTAACTTCAAAACGTCCTGAACCTTGTCCTACTGGATCAATATCCCCAACGACAGGTTGGTTTCTTAAATTATTTGTAATATTTAAGTTTAGAGCCTGAATTTTAGGTGATGTGACACTTGTCATTGCGAATGATGCAAAGTCATTGCTAGCGGAAAGAACGGGGTTAGTATTTGCCGCCGTGTAAGTTGAAGAAGCAATTGCTGCTTGTGCTAATGAAGGTGTTCCAAAACCCATCAAACCAAAGGAACCTGTTACGATGCTGTTCGCTGATATAGAAAGAGACATATCATTGACTTGAACGCCTGTGAAACGCTTATATTGATCTGTAGCGCCACATTCAAAAGTTTCTTCAAAAGTGAAGTATTTGCGTGTTACGCCGTTTTCTAAAACATTTGTGCTCCATGTGCTTTGAAACAGGCTTTCCATCCAATCATCAAAAGAACCGTATGAAAGTTCAAAGTTGTAAGTTCCTTCTGATCTACGACCTACACGAACACGATCTGTAACCTGTCTATCAGAACGTATTTCATTAGAGGTGATATAATCCTGAATTGTCTGCATACCACCGCCAGTAACGCGGTCTACTAAAAGGGTTGGTGTTGATGGTGTTGTTCCTGCTGTACTCTCTGCAATGTGAGCAAGCCTAAATTGTGATGAGTCTGCTATTGTCATGTATTTCTCCATAAAAAAACCCCGCATTGAGCGGGGCGTAAGTTTCAATCTAAAGGATTGTTAGGTAAGTCTGTCGTATCTGTATTCTGCCGTTACATTAATTTGGTAGTAGCCGTTACCATCATTGCCGATGTTCTTCGCGTTTACATTGTAAAAATGAAATCCGCTTAATCCATTTGAAATAAATATGTCTGCCGCTATATCTGCTTTTGTTCTTGCATCTACTGATCCTTTATTCTCAGGGGCAAAAACTTGAATATAAACAAGTCCAATACGTCTAAATCTATTATTTGAAGGGCTTCCTATAGAAGCTTGTTTTCCTTCGCTGTTAATCATTGTAAAACGCACCCAAGTCTCATTAGGCGGTGTAAAATTAATATCCGGCAAAGCTACGGGTGTAATATCATTCCATTCTTCTTTGAAGTGTAACCTTACCGCTCTTTCAGCTTCTAAAAAGTTCATAATTCCTCTAATTTAGACAAGGTTACTTGAATAGACGGCTCAACCATTCCTGCGGGCGCCTGACTAGAATATCCATTATTAAGGCGCTCAATATAGGGAAGATGATTAGAAATCGTAATATAATCATTTAGCTTATAACGCTGAATAGCTGATAAAGCCTTTATATTAGCGTTATTGCCATTAGGATCAATTTCATCTGTGATTGAATCATCAACCGCATTAATTTCAATGTTCCAATTACCCCTTGCTCTTCCAGTATCAACGGGCGTGTTATTTACTATCTCACCAAATAAGATTAGCCCTGCTTGGCGCATTTTATCTTCTGCAACCTCAACAACTTTTTTTTGATAAGCTTTGTCCAAATCGGCTTTTATGCTCATCTGGCTTGTATCTCATATAAAACAGCCGTATCTGCTGGTTTAATTTCTTTAACGCTCACAATGGCGTAAACAGAACCATCAACTATCTGCTTTTCTGTTGTGGGCGCTGAAGT